TGGTGTCCCAGAAGGGAAATAAAAAATAGCATTTCAACATTTAATTAAGCCTTTATTTTCTTGACTTCACGCATTATTATTGTAGCACATTTTAATACATTTTTCAATTTTTAGTACTTATTTAGTACCTAAAAAAAAGAACTAGCCGAAGCTAGTTTCTTTAATACATTTGAATACCGTCTATTTCTTTGCCGTATATTCCTGCATAACTTTCTGAACCTGTTTTAGTTCTGCTATCTACCCATGGTAGCCATTTACCACCTTTAATATGAACTCTGTATTTTACCCATCCTTTTGTAGAACGAATTTTAACACAGTCAATAGGTCTTCCATATATTCCACTATATGAATCCTCATTATTGTTATTATAATTCTTTGAGCTTATTTCTGGTAAATAATTAGAAGCACCTATAATATGTGATTGAATAAATATTTCTCCATGTTCACATCTTGCTTTAATTCCACTAATTGATCTGCCATATCTTCCTGCATATCCGTTATCAGTATCATCACATTTATTTACTTCTGGAAGCCATACACCGTCATAAACTTTATATGTAATTACACCTGTTGTATCTTCATTTACTACTGGTTTTGGATTCTTATTAAGTTTATCCTGGATCATCTTTAAGAATCTATCCCATCCCATATCTAATGTTCTATGAGGGCAATACTTGTCCATATAGTCTTGATGTTTAGTAACCCTGTCTATGCCCCAACCATATCTATTAAGGATATCTACGATTAGTTCTACTGCATTTTGTTCTGCTTTGATAAATTTTTCTCCACCTGATTTAGAATAACAGATTTCTATTGCTATTCCCTCACGATTACCTTTGCCATTTCCGTCTCCTGCATGCCAACCATTTCTATTTTCTTCTATACCTTGTACAACTCTATAATCGTCTACAGCATAATGAAATGATACTTCATTACTATTGCCTAGCATATATGATATTTCAGCCATTGCTGATGCATCATTATAAGTATTATGAACTACTATTCTTGATGGTTTCATTGAATAAGGACATTTAAGCCCTACTTGATAATCAGGACATTTAACTTTTGTTAATTGCATTATAAATCACTTCCTTTACCGTCATTATCTTCATCAGAAAATTCATTTTCTTCTAAATTCTTTTTATATAATTCTTCATCGAATTCTACTTCTTCAACTTCAAACATAATTACACCTCTTCCTCATTTTCTATTTCTGTTGTTGAATCAAGTCCTTTTTCAATTTTTGTTTCTGTCATATGTTTCATTTTTTCAACAAGTGGCATCAAAAAAGATGGCATAGCCACCCCGATATCAATTAAATTTTCTAATATTGAAATTATTTCATTGCATACTAACCATAATGTTATAATACAAGCGAATATTGTAGGAAAATCAAATTGTAGTCCTAAATGTTCAATTCCATATGTTACCATTACGTCAATCATGAATCCTACAATAATTAAAAGATACATACATATCTTTTTTGCTATACCTTTAAAACTCTTATATGATGATATTTTTTCATTTCTATTATTTGCTGCTATTAATCCAGTAATATAATCTACTATATTGGCTGTTAATAGCAATAATAAAGGTACTGTTAATAGTCCAAAAAGACTACATAATGCTCCAAAAATCCCTGTTAAAAATAATTTAATTTTATCCATTTTATTTCCTTCTTTCTAACTATTACTTTTATATTTTATATAAACTTTTGATGGTGTTATTTCAGTTTCTATGTTTAATGTATTGTTTTCGTCTACTGTTGGTATGTTTGGTAGTGTTATTGATTCTTCTGTTGGGGTTTCTAATACATAATCTACTGTTACATTATTTTCGGATAACCACGTTTTAAAATTTGCGGTAGTATAACTATTTATTCTTGTGTTTAATAAAAGAACTCTCAATCTTTGACTACTTGTTCTATTTGATACATTAATTGTATCTGTATTAACTTTTGTGGTATATACTATTTGCCCGTTATAAACATTAAATTTATTGCAAAGCATATTCTTTGTAATGTCTTTCATTACAATATTATCTAAAACAGTTGAATAAAAATAGAAATAATTTCCAGATGTATCACCTACTTTATTCCATGTTTCACTGCCATCAAATATAGTTTCTCCTATTTGTCTTACAATTTTACCATTTATAAAATCAATATAATCACTATATCCATCTATTCCTCTTAATGGTCCGTCTAGGTATATATTTGTTGTTTCGTTGTAGTATGGAATGTATTTTGATGGTGCTGTTGAACCTTCTAATATTTGAATACTATTTGAAATTTCATTTACTGATGGAGTAGTACTTGCCACACCTACAAACACACATAAATATTTAGCAGTATTAGGTGTATTAATTGTGTATTTTACGGAATTGTCTGCACCTGCTGGAGTCCCAATATAATTTAATATTTGTATTCCTGCTGTTGGAATATCATCACATGTAAAAACACAAAATCTATTGTTTGTTCCAGTGTTTGATTTTATTATTGTGTAAGTAGTATTTGATTTACATTTAATATAATATGTATTTGCTCCTGCAGAGTTTTTTATAACTGTCCCATCGGTATACAAATGAACTAAATTAGCATTATCCTTATCAAATAAATTATCACTTCTAACATTAACTGGTATTTTATATCCATATGGTTCAAAATCTAATTTAGTATCACCAAGTGTAATCATAGGTTTAATTGTAGATATTTCTTCGGGTATTATTGTAGTACTATTTGTTTTTTTTACCACAACCCTCATATATTTTACATTCGCAATACTCAAACTAGGAATATTTATTTTTATTTTATTTGTCCCGTTTATTCTATTATCAATATTATAATATTGGCCCAAATATGATTTGTTATTATCATATAATATGATGTTTACATAACTATAATTTAAACTTTCTAATGAAACATAATAATCCTTGTCGTTTTCAATTTCGCAATAATCTTTGTTTCTTAAACGTACTGTTGATTCTATTTGCGATCCAGTTCTTGCTTCAATACCACCTTGTTCCCAATCATCGGGATTTGTAGGTATTAAATTCTTCGTCCTATCTCCACAACTTACCATCTCAATTGGTACGTCTGGTGTAGGTTCACCATTTTGAACTGTATTACCATACACCCTATAATCTTTTAAATTCTTACCAACACCACCAAAGGTAGTAGGCAAAGTTGTACTTGTTTTTTCTCTTAAAAAGCCTCTTTCAAATATAACCTCGTCGTCTTTAATTATTTTATCAATGCTATCTTCATTTATATTAATAAATCCTAATTGATTGTTTGCTTTCATCATAGGCTTACCCCTCTTTTATCATATAAAATACTGTTGGGTCCTTTGATAGTAAAGCATCATATTCTGCTTGTGTTAATATAACAATTTTGCTGTTTTGTAAGTATCTACTATCACTATCTGTTTTGTTGTATACATCACTTGCATTTGCTTTTGCATTCCATGTGGTTTTTTCAGTACTTGAGACAAATTTATTAGTATTATTTGTATCATCGATTAAATCACTTGATAATTTATGTGAACTATCAATTTTTTCTTGATACCCACTTAAATCAATCTCTCCACCTAATTTATCCCATGCTATACCAGCCCATGCATAATTTGATCCATCGCTTTCAACATTGTATACATCGCCTATTGTTAAATTTTGACTTGGTAAATCCTGATATGTAGCTACTGTTCCTTTATATTTATAAACAGAACTTATTTTGTTATCCACTTCAGTTTTAGTGTATGTTTCACTTGTTTTATAATAATTTGTTAGGTTGTCTACTGTGTTTGTTATGAAACCACTATCATTTGTTAATTCACTTACTTTAGTAGGTATAAATATTTCATCTATTACATCTTCTACTAATTCTTGTTTATCACTCGAAGTAAAGTAATCTATTCCTTTTTCTGGTACTACTTTTCCTAAATCTATTGTTGCCATGTTATCACTCTCCTATCGTTAAATATAAATGTCCATTAGATAAACTATAATTTGTTAAATATTCTTGATTCTCACTTGTTACAATTAAATGGTTATTAACTATACTTAATGCAACAATACCACTATCTCCTCTGTCGCCCTTTACTCCTTGAATACCTTGATCACCCTTATCACCTTTGTCGCCTTTATCGCCTTTATCACCTTTTGCTCCTTTTTGAGCCATCATCGATCCTGTCATCGTATGTCCTGATGACATATAACCTGTTAAATTATTTTCTGTTTCTAGCATTATTCACCATCTCCTTTTGCAGGATAAATAATCATTTCTTTAGCTCCATTTTCGTTATAACATACTACCGTTGAATCATCGTTTAATGTTACATCATACCAATAAACAGTTTCCTTATTTTCTATTTTTGCAAATGTTGTATCTGCTTTTGTTAATGGTATATCTACATGTATCGAAGCTGCATCTACAGTTACAGTGACTGTTGTTAATGGTGGCTTATTATATCCATTTTTTTCATAAGCTTTAAATTCTATTACGTCCCCTGGTTGAAATTCATACACTACCATTGTTAAAGTTTTTATACTTACTGAGGACTCTATATAATCAGAATCATATAATACTTTATTTTCCATATCATACCAATATATATTTTCAGGTGTATTGCCATCAGTATACTTAATATAATTTTTTCTATCTACTATTGGAATAGTTAATGTAATTGTTCCACTATCTCCTCTAGAACAATGTATTGTGTTATTTTCTATCCTAAACATATTTTCCCTCCTTAATTTATTTTCATATATCCTATTATGTTTACAATCATTGAAACAAAGCCTGTATAAACACCTAATGTTGGATTAGGATCTTGACCTTCTACATATGCAGGTACAGTATCAGTTGGTTTTATAGCAATATAATAATTACCGCTTACTGTTTCACCATTATTTTTAAAAATATCAGATATATCATTAGATATAGATAGTTCATTGTTTGTAGAATTAAATGTTTTTCCATTTGAATCAAAAGCAGCACTTATTTCATTAGTCGAATTAAATACAATATTAGGATAAGTTTGAATTTCACTATTATATGCAGTGTCTATATTTTTATTCATATAATTAGTTACATCAAAAGCTTTAACCTTCCTACAGTATCCTCTATTTCCATTCCACATAACAGGATTATGATTTATTATTATATTTGCAGATTGAACAATAAAATCTTCTGGTATATATACAGCAGCACAAAAGAAATTACATCTATTTTTCATAGTATAAGTTTGCATTGAAAATGTTTGATTAAATCCTAAAAAGAATTCAGTTCTATTATCTGCCATTCCTTCTGCGTTCCAATCATTACATAAACCTGTGAATTGTAGATTAGTTAAAATTCCTTTACCACTTGTTATATAACCTTCTACATCAATATTTCCTTGATTATCTATTTTTAATCCTTTACTATCCATTGTTCCGTCATTTAAGTTAATTGATGTTCCTTGTGTTGGTGTTGAAGAAGTTGCAGGAACATAGTTGTTTGATTTTATTTTACCAGTTGAAATATTTTCACCAGCAATAGTAGTTGAACCTCCAGTTGCTAAATCTGTGAATTTTACGTAATTTTCTGTTATCTCTTGAACAGTTCCTTTTAACACTGTTATTGTATTTTCTTGTTTTGTGGCTATTGTTGATACATATTGACTAGATACAATAAAATCATTTTTTTCATAATCTCCTGTTATCTTTCCTAATTGACATATTTTCAATGTACCGTCTTCTAATATCCACCAATCTCCACTTGAATATGGTGGTGTAGGTTGTGTGAAATATACTTTTCTTTCATGATCTTGTGATACATCTAATTCTGCATTTGTTAAAGCAAGAGCATTTATTAAATTTAAATCTGTTTGGATTGTCCATCCATTAGAAGTATATTTATATACATATCCATAATCTTGAGCATAATATAAATCTCCTATATGGTCGCTTGGTGTTGTCCATGAAATATAAGGTTCATTCAATGTTGTTGGAATACTTGGATAAAACCAAAGGGATATGTCAGTTTGGCTATCTAACACATCCCCTAGATTTATTATTAATGAATTAAGCATATTATTTAATTCATTTTCCACTTTTATAATCTTTCCACTTACAGTTTCAAGATTTTTTCCCAATCCGAGCAATTTCCTAAAATTATATTTTTTTTCTAATTCTGCTGCTGTTCTTACTACACTTGAATCTTGTAAACTCATAAGCACCTCCTAACCAAACAATTCTTTATCAATTGCTTGTTTTTCTTCTTTTGTAAGACTAAGGCTTTCAATATATTGCCTCATTTCTGATTTATAACTTTTAATACTATATCCTCCAGCCATTTTTTCAAGCATTAGTTTCTGATATTTATTTAAGTTAAGAGAATTAATATATTGATATACTTGCTGTTTTGCTATCTTAGAGCCTCTTGTTGTACCATCACTATATTCTTGTTTAATTGATGCTATATCATCTTTATAATTCTTGAATGAACTATAATCAGTAATTTGCTTAACTACAGAATATTTTGTTGGATTATTATTAGCATAGTTAAATTCTTCAAGACTTCCATAATCACCATAATTTGTTAAGTCTTTTTTATTTGAATACTTTGTAAGTGAATCTTTATTTATATTACTTTCTCTATATTTATTGTTATAGACAGTTCCTGATTCTTCATCTACCCAATAGATATTATCCTTGCTATCTTTGTACTTAACATATCCATTTTTATCAGTTATTTCATCGCCTGTTCCTAATTTAGAATTAAGTAATGAATTTTTTTGCTCCATACTTATAGGTAGATTATAGATGTAATCATATTCTGCTTCACTTTGAGATTCTTCGTTTTCTTTGGCTGCTGCTTTTGCTTCTTTAATACCTTTATTTATCTCACGATATTCATCTATTGGTAAATTAGCATCTAAGGCTTCATTTATTTGTTTTTCACTTAATGGAGAATATCCATTTTCAAAGTATTCTCTAGCATTTTTACTAGCATATTGTCCGAATACTGCAGCTTGTAGTTTTCCTAATGTTGAATCATCGGCTTCAAATCTTAATTTACCAGCATTAGTATAACTTCCAGCGATAGGTAGATTTTCATCATACATTGATAATCCTTCAATAGTCTTTTTTATTTGTCCTCCACCAAAAGGCATACCTAAGTAATAAAGAGGTTTTTGCCATTCTTTAGTAAGATTTCTAATAGCTGTATCTTTCTTTTCTTCATCAAATAAATCTGATACATCACTTATTGTTGATGTTATCATGCTTAATGGATTTTCATAAGGTATTGCTCCTTGTATAGGTAATCTACCTCCACCCATAACTCCACCAACAAAAGGAAGTTCTTTTGCTTTATTTGTTGCTATTGTAGATATTTTATCTCCTAGATCCATATTTTCATTTGTTGCTGTTTTAATGTCATCTATTGCCATATCTATTGGGCTAAATGCACTTTTTCTACCAGTTATTTTTTCTGAGAAATAATTATATATCCAAGCTCCTAAGAACATTTTTAAAAATGCTGCTGCAAGTTTATCTTTTGCTTCTCCTGCTAAATCTGCTTTTATATCTTTAAACATATATCCGAATTGGTTATTAACTTCCAATTGAAATGCTGTAAATAATTTTGCTATTGGATTCTTTTGATTAAATATTGTTGGATTATCCCCTTTACTTCTTCCAGCCATAACATCTTTTGCGAATTCGTCTGCGTTTTCCATTGCTGCTTGTTCTGACATACCTTTTTCTATATTATCAAGGTATTTTGCTCTTACAATAGTATTTGATGTAAAACTATCTACTGCCTCAAATGGTATACCTAATTTATCATTAATCTTATCTATTGTTGTTTTATATAATTTATCTGCTTGTTTTGTTCTGTTTGTTAAATATACTGAATTATTAGCGAATCCATCATCTTTAATTGATGCTTTTATTGATTCTGCCATTCCCTTCATTAAATTCTTTGTTGATATTTGACTCCAAGCCTGAGTGATAGGAATAAAGTTTGTTAAAGCACTACTTATATTAGCTCCTACCATGTTAGCACTTACTCTTGAACTAATATTATTCATAATTGAGTATGTATCTCTTCCAAGTGTTTGTTCCATACTTCTATCATGGAAAGATTTCTTATTTGCTAGATTATTAGTATAGTTTCTTAATTCTGTTGCAAAATTACCCAATCCATTATTTTTCATATGGTCTGTGAATAATGCTATTTGTTCATATTTTTCTTCTGCTGATAAATCTTGATCTTCGAATATTTCGTCAATCTTTTCTTGTACTCCCTTATCACTGTATTGGTATCTTATTTCGCTTTCTAATGCCCTTAATTTTTGTATATCTTCTGTATGGTGTATTACATCCATAGCACCATTTAAATAGTTATCTAGTCCCTTCATAGCATTATAATCAGTGGCATCTCCAGTTCTTTTTTGACTAAAACTTGTCCATGCTTTTCCTGGTTTAAATTCTTCTGTTATTCCTGCTATGTCAGTAGGCAATGTTCCTTTATTTACTTTCCATCCTAACTTTTCAGCAAACTTTCCTAATAATGATGTTGGTTTATCTTCTATAAAGTGAGGAAAATATCCTTTTCTATAATCAATTGGTTTATATCCATTGGCTTTTAAAGTTTCATTTACTCTTACAATTAACTCATCATATATATTTCTAAATTCTTCTATTGCTGCATCCACCTTAGTTGTATCTATTTTGTTGTAATGTTTGTCTAGATAATTTGTTAATTGTTCCTGTGTTATAGTAGTTTTAGGATTGTATTTCTTTTCACCTAACATTTGAGTATATACTGATTCTTCATCTGTTAGATTTAGTTTTTGTATTCTATCTACATATGATTGTTTGTCTACTTCTATTTTTGCGTTATTTTCACTGATAGTTTTGAAATATGTATCATACATTCTTTTGGCTTGTTCTGGGCTCATTATATCTCTTAAATTACGTTTCATTGTATTTGTTTGATATGATAAACCTCTTTTTTTATCTTTTATTTCTGTTATATCTCCTATTTGTTCTCTTGCTAAATCTCTGTATTTTTGTATAGCCATTTGACGTGCATATTTATTTTGGATTTTATCTTGAATACTTGAAACATATTTTTCTAAGTCTTGTTTGCTTATAGAATTGTTTGTTAAACCAAAATATATTTTGTTTGATATTTGCTCTATGTCATCGTTGTTTAATTCATATGACATTGTTTTTGTTTGTTTAGCATCTTCATTTAATATATCAGCTAAAATATAAGGGATATCTCCAGCAGTTGCATCTTCACTTAATCTGCCAATATAGTTTTCTGTAAGTTCTTGATATCTTGAATCTATATTACTGTTTTTACCAAAAACTATATTTAATCCTGGATTTAATTTTTTAAATGCTGTTATGCCATCTGGGAATTCACTTTTATATTTTTCATCTATAATAAATTTAGTATTTCTTATTTCCTTTTGTAGACTACTTAATTCATCATCAAAAATTTCTTCTTGGAATTCTTGACTTGCATGATTCCTTACAAATTCATTTATCTTTGTTTTTGCATCACTCTTATAGATTTCTTCTTTTGTCATACTTTTGTAGTTATCAATTAGTGTTTTTAATTCAGCAGTATCTTTTTTCTTTAATTCAAGATTTCTTTTTGCTATTTCTTCAGTTTGTTTTATAACTTTATCTGATATTTTATTTGTGAATTTATTTAATAATTCATTTTCTTTTTCTTTGTAGTCATCATCTGTTAAGACTCCTGACTTACCAATCATTGGTAGATTTGCTTCTGATGGTTTTTGATATTTTATATCTTCGCCATATACATTATAATTTCCGTATTGCTTTGAATCTTCCGTTGGTAATGAATATCTTATATCATTATCTTTTGTTGGAGTTAAATTATCTATGGCTTTAAATTGGTTAGAATTAAATGTTATATATAAATTGTTTGCTTGTTTTGACATATCAGTATGTCCACCATAATCGTATACATTTTTAATAATAACTCCATCATAATTTGTTAATCCATCTTTATTTGATGCTATTACTTCTTTTACAACATCATTTGTTGTTTTTGATGTTCCCCATAATCTTATCATTTCAGGTTTGCTAAATGCCACACTTGCAGCTTCAGCTATTTCTTCACCCACTACATCAGCGCCTTTTATCTCTGCTCGTGTTTCAAATATATCTTCTAAATCATTGCCTAAATAGTTATTTCCTTCAGAAGAAATTTGCTCAATAAAATAATTAGAAGGCATACGATATTTATCAAACTCTAAATATTTTTGTTGATTCTTATTGTATATATCTCTTAATGTTGTTTTTCTATCTAATTGTTTTAACAGATTAGTTGCATCAGTAGTCCATAATTTATGTACAGGTATATCTTTATTATAATATTCTTTTAAATATTCTTTTATATGTTCAGGTAATTTGAAATCATCTATAATTAATTTTGCAGTAGAATCTCCTATTATTCCTTGTTCCTTTAAAGTATCTGCTAAATTATACCATCCATTTACTCCCATAACTCCTGTAGGAGTATCATTTAATATTTCTTCAATTTCATTATATCCAACTCTTTTTACTACTTCATTTACTTTTTTTACTTCTTCATCAACAGAACTATTCCACATTCCTCTGATTGCATTTTCTAAAGCATTAAATTCTTCTCTTAATTCGCTAGATTTATTTTCACTTTCCCTATATAGCCTTGTTAAATTATTTTTGACATCTTCTGGTATTCTTTCATCCAATTCGTCTATAAAATCATTACTTTGAGAAACAACTTGATTCCAATTTCTTTTTTCTGCATCTACGATATAAGGATTTGTTATATTTACATAACCTTCATACTGATATTTTGCTTTTCTAGAAAGAGCCATTCCATTTTCATTTCTAACAGTTCTACTATTTGCCAAATCTTCTTTTATACTTTTAAACAAATCTAATTCACTTTCATATTTTCTTTTAGTAAGTATTTTACCATTTTGTTCAGAAAGTATTAATTTATATATTCCATCTTCTTTTAACAATTCAGCTCTATAATCGTATTCTTCATTCGGATTAAGACTATCGTTATGTTGTGCTATCATTTCTTTTACTTCGCTCATTGTTTTTGGAACTTTAGTATCAGCCATCTTATATTCTTGGTTGGCATAGCTACCAGACATATCTTTGGAATCAGTATAATAATTCACAACTTGATTGCCAAATTTATAATAATCAGTTCCGACTGGATCAAATTCATTAAATTGATAATCATCATTAGTCATCGTATGATATACCGTTGCTAAATTACCATTTTCGTCTATTGCTTTACTATCTTTGAAATATTCTCGTTGTTGTTCGCTTAAATTTCTTCCTTGATTATCTTGTGTAGATGCTGTCAATGAATATTGTTTTTTTGAATCAGATTCTTTTACATTCGCATATTGTCCTTCATCTCCATTAATCCATGCAACTTCATTTAATGGGACTTCTTTTGAATAAACTTTACTTCCATATCCTCCAGCATATTCTTCTGCCTGTATTCTAGAAGTTGAAATAAATGTTCCATTTTTTATAGGATTACTACTATATATAGTTATTTTATTATTTTTTAGTGCTTCTTCTGCTTCTTCTCTTGTATAATCTCCCCAAGCGAATTGACCTTCTATATCATCATCAAGTTTTAATACTTCTTCCCATGTTCTTATATCATTTGTATTTCTTATTCCAACATGATATTCATCAAGCATAGGATTAGTTTTTTGAATTATTTCATTTTGTTTTTCTTTTAATGAATTGATTGCATCAAAAAAAGAACTATCATCTAGTTCTTCATTTATTCTATTCCCCCATCTGTTCCCCAATGTTTGAACAGGAAGTCCTCTATTTTGTCTTTTATTTTCTTGAATAATTTCTTCATCATGTGCACCTCTAGATTTATTATACACTTTTTTTGTATTTTTAGCAATTTCGTTTTTTCTTTTTTCAATTAGCTGTTGTGCTCTAGGATGGATAGGATTATTTAAAGAACTTAATGGAACATTTTTCTTAAGTTCTTCTTTATCATAATCCATTCTATCTTGAATATTTTTTGATTCTATTTCACCTAAATTATTAATATATTTAATCATATCCTCTAATGTTGTTCCTGAATTGATGCCTTGTTCAAATTTATTAAATCTTTGGTTATAATGTTGTATTTCATGTAATAAAGTTGATCTGATTGATTTTTCTCCTTGAGTTATTAATTTATTATTTATTCTAATGTGTTCTATTATAGGTAATCCTAAGTATTGTCCATTTGAACTATCTAATTTTTTAAATATAACCTTCAAGTTTTTGATTTCTGGATTTACCTGATATAGTAATTTGTGTTCTAATAAATCCCCTAATTTGTATGTTGTATTTGGTTTTGGAGTAATTTTTAATTTTGAATATTTATCTGTTATCTCAAATTTCCAATCTCCATTTTTATCTTTGAACCATCCTGTTTTTTGTCTAATTTCTTCATTTGACATCTTTCCATCATAAGATAAAGCATCATTATAATTTTTTAGAACATTTTTAAATGAGTTCTTTGTTTTTTCATCTATGTTTTTATTATTTAATGCTTTTTCTAAATTCTTTTTACCAATTATTGAATACTTATCACTTTCAAGATTTCCATCTTGCTTATATGCTGCTTTGAATTTCTTTTGTACTTCTCTCAAAAGTTTTTCTTCTTTTGTTCCTTTAAATCTAACTATCAAATCATCTATTAAATCCTTAATCTTTTGGAATAATGATGGTTTATTAGTAGATAATGAATTAATGAATTTTTCATCAGTAAATAGATAATCTCCAACTAAATCAGCTGTAATTTCACTATTTATATCTGCATTTTCAACATCTTTATACAATTCGCTTAAAGTTTGTTGTCTTCCCTCAAAATCGCCTTTTTGTTTTGCGTATTCAAATATGCTTTGTTGTAGTTCTTGATATTCTTTTGTTCCTTCAAGTAAATGTGTTGTTTCATGTCCTACAATTGAGTTAAGTGCTTTAGGCGAATCAATATTTATTAAAATTTGTTTTTGTCCGTTTTCATCAGTTGCAACTAATCCACCAATTTCTTTACCCTCAATATTATACCCTGATGTCTTTAATTCTTCATTATTTATGAATCCATAGTTAGTTTTCTTATCTTTTGCTATTTGTGCTACTTTATCTACGAATTTATGTGTTTCTTCACTATTATTTAAAGTTTTCTTTGCACTCTCATATACAGCCTTTTCATATTCATCTGTAATTTTTGAATTATTATAATAAAATCTTTGATTTTTCTTATTCATTGGAAGATTAGGTGTTTCTTCGTCTATTTCTTGTGCTACAAAAGTTCCATTTTTCATGTTATTTAATTCTTGTTTTTGTAGTCTTTCTTGTTCTTCTACTTTTTCTTCAAAAGGAAGATTTGGCATTTGTGATTCTATTGTTGCATTAAGTTGTTTTTCTGCTTGTTGTACTGTTATATTATTTTCTTTAGCATATTCTTTTAAAATAGTATTTTTTTGAGAATTACTTAAAAAAGTATTCCCTCCACCTATTAAAGCAGATGTAAGGGCTGCTGAGAAAAATGATTCAATAGAATCTTCTGATGTTAATGAATTTACCATATCTTTTAAAGCATTTCCTGATAGGTTCTCCATTCCATAATTATATTCTTTACCTGTCTTTTTTCCTATATAGTGTGCTATATCTGTTCCTAATGAATTTAAAGCATTAGAAATCATTTCTTCTGCACCCTCACCCATAGTATCGCTTAGTTTTAAGAAAGTTCTACCAATTTTAGTACCAAATACCTTTTCAATTTTTCCACCAATTTTTCCGTTTACTTTACTAAACCATCCTGCAGATTTATATCCTGGTAATCCATTAAAGAATTGTTCTGCAATTGCTTCTGAGAAACCATTTATCATACCTACTTTATTGGCTGTGCTATCATCTGCACCGTTTCTATAAGCCTCACTTCTTGCATTACCATAAGCACTTGTATATGATACAAAGGCTGTTCTACCAAGAGCACCTGCCTTTTGTAGTTTTGTTGCACTTGCTCCTACTTCTGCACCTCCACCTACGAGATAAGCAGCTCCAGCCATTGCTCCTACTTGACCTACACCTTGCATTACAGTATCTAACGTGTCGCCTGATATTGAGTTTTCTTCAATTCCTTTAGTCCAATCTTTTGCAAAGTTTTCTTCTTTCTTTTCATTTTTACCAAAGATTGCAGCAGTAGAATTAAATTGAGCATTTTTCTTTACAGCCTCAGCAGCTTTCTTTTGACCAAAGAAATTTAATACATCTGCTGTCCTGTATTGCCCCCAGTCTGCTATACCTTCTGATGCTCCTATAAATCCTTCTCCAATGTCTGTCATTAAATCGGCACCAGTAGAAACTACTGTTTTTGTTATATCTCCAAAGTGATATCCATCATCAAAAGCCTTACTATCTTTAAAGAATCCCTTTGAACTTTTTTCTGATTTTAATACACCTAGATCTATTCCATTTTCTTCTGCTACTTCTCTTACTGTTCTAATTCTTGGTTTCTTTTTGCTTTGTTCTTCTAACTCTCTATCGTATTTTGATTTATTTTTTAGGTATTGATTAACTGTTTTCATTCTATACCTCCTTATACGCCTTTATGCCAAATACTATTCCATGTGCTTGATGCGTTTTTAATTTTGCTTACGTCTTGTGCATCAACTTGCATGTATTCTCCTCCACCATTGCCATTTCCTAGCCATATATAGTATTTTCCACTCGCATACCATATATTTTGACTTCTTCTATTTTCTCCTAATTGTCCACCATAAATTTGTCCTACATTTATTCCTGTATCGCTCAATTTAGTGTTATTTATATACCTTGGTTGGTAGCCATTGCTGAAATAGTAATCTTTTTTACTCATTGTTTTTTCACTATTTCCAAATATATTGGAATTTGATGATTGAGATGATGGATTATCCGAATATCCATAATCAGAACTATAATTACTACTTGAAGAACTATAATCATAATATCTTTCATTTGCTGACATTTGTGCATCAAATTGTCTTTGATTTTCTGCCATTTGTGCATCAAATTGCCTCATTTCTTCTGCTAATTCTGCTCTTCTTTGTGCTAATTCTGCTTCTTTTTGTCTTCTTTCTTCTGCTATTCTTTCTTTAGCAGTTTGTAAATCAGAAATTGTACTATTATAACTATCAATTCTAGATTGTAAAGTTTGTTGTCTATTGAAATATGTATCATCAAGATTTTGCATATAACTCATTTTTGTATTATACATATTTGTCTTATATTCAAATCCTTGTAATGCTATTTGATATTTTTGTTTCATATTATTTAATGCAAGTTCTGCAAGATTAGCATCATTTGATAATAATGCCTGTTGTATTTGATTATCATATTCTGTATTGGCTTGCATTAATGCTGATTTAGCAGAACTAACTCTATTTTGATATGTTATATTCATTGCTATTCTTGATGTTTCTTGTATACCTTGATTTATTAATCCTGATGCTGCTAAGGCTTCTGCATTGCCACCATATTGATTAATTGATTTTAAATAATCTGTGTATGCGTCTCCTGTTTCTTTTTGTGTTTGTTTCTCGGCTTTTTCTTTATTCTGATTAATTAATCCTATATTATAATCTGTTTGTTTTTGTTGGATTTCTTTTTGTTTTTCTGTTTCTGTATCAATTAAATCTCTTTGCTGATTTAATAGTGCATCATATTGTGTAAGTTGGTTATCATAGTTTTTATTATATTCATCTATTTGTGCTTGTTTCTGACCTGCTAATGAATTTATTTCTTGCTTTGTTTCATCTATATAACCTGAAAAGTTATTAATCGCATCATCTATTGCAGTAAATCGTTGTATTTTCATATTTACCTCCTATCTTTTTACATAAGAACCTACATAAGCCTCTAAATTAATTTCATATATTCCAAATGGCTTATTGTTTCCAAATTTTAATTGTATTTTATTCCATTTCTTTTCTTTTATCTTTGCGACTATATATCCTTTAGTATTTCCAAATGTTCCTAATGTTTCAAATTCATTGTTATCTGTTTTTACATCAACTTTTATATTTGTTCCTACAACATCACTTTTAAAACCCCTCTTATTTGTTGTTTTAAGATACTGAGGATAATTAAAATCATCTTCTGGTGTTGTCCAATAAGATGATACTGTTCTATTCTCTGTATTGTCTGTTAATGTGTAAATTCCTGATATAAATACTTCTGTTAGAGTTCCTACTGATACTTGGCTTTCTATTCCTTCATTATCATATAATATTTCATTTTCTGTATCATACCAATAAATATTTTCTCCATCAGTATATTTCTTATATCCTTGTTCATTATATACATTTTCTGCTTCACTACATAAATATAGTATTCCTTCATAAGTTGCAGCTCTTTTTATTTTTTTAGATAATTCCCAATAGAACCATTCATATTCTATATGGTCTGCATTATTTACTTTTTGTCTTGAATCTGCCAAATATACTTTATCATCAATAATAACTAATAAATACCCTTCCCATTCTGCAAGTTCCATTAAATTGTAATTACTTTCATTTAATAGTTTTCTATCTACTAATGTACTTCTATGTCCTAATACTTGTTCTGTTGTTATATCACTTGATATACCTTCCATACCTCTATCACTAAAGAACACTATATCATCATTAAAGTTTATTCCTGTTGCTTTACATCCTGTTGTTATACTTGAATGTGCTTCTGCGTATGTCTTAATAGATTCTTCAAGTACATCGTTATATTGCATTCCTGGTACATGATAGAATACTGTTGTATTTGATTGTGATGGTTCTTTAAATACCCATAAAGCATTATTGCCTGGTACAAGTGCCTTTATTGGTGCTAAATCACCATCAGTAGCATAATACATATCACTTATATATCTTGGATCATTCAATCCACACCACATTAATAAATTAGGATAGTCTTGATTTCCACTAAAGAATACCCTATTATCAAATATAGTAGAAAGTGTACATTTAAATATTTTGTTCTTTGCTCCTGATATTACCTTTTTATATTTAATAACTACGTTTGCAGAGTCAATATCTTGTTCTGGTGCTGTCGTAAAAGTTATTATTCCATTTGTTGTATCTACTGTATAATCTGTTGTTATTTCTTTTTGAACATCATTTACATAAACAGTTATGTCTGATATATCTTTTGATGATACTTGATATTCTGTCTGTACTCCATCTGCAAAGAATAACTCATTTACATAATCACTTATTAAATTTCTATCTTGGTATGTTTTATGTGAATTTGTATTGTAATTATGTATTGCTATTGTTGGTACAACACCTTCAACAGCCTTACATGTTGTTCCATTATATTCTAAATAATTTATTCCATCTAATATAAAGAAAATATTGTTATATACAAAAGCAGAAGATTTTCTAGGATTCATTCCTGATGCTTTTATCACAGTTTGTGTATCTGTACTTGGATTATAATCTATTAAACTTGTTCCTACATGTATTATCCAATGTGTTATTGAACTTATAGTATAAAAAAATAGACCATAAATAGTATTACTCATACTTAGTTGTAATGCTATCTCTGGTCTTGTTTCTACTTTTTTTCCTAATGTTTTATAATTTTTCCACATATTAAGGGCTTCTGGACTTCTTGAAGTTGCAACATTACCATCTGTAAAATCTACCCCTCTAAAATTGTTATATCTTTGTATTTTTGGTTGTATGCTATACATTTATACCACCCTTTATTTCCATTGTTCCACCTGTAGTTTTTAAATCCAATAAATTAAGGGCTTCTTGATAGGCATTAGCATATACCTGCCCATATTGTGCTGATACATCACTTTTCAATAAGTCTGCTGCTACACCATAAGGCATAATTTCTAAAACGTCCTCACTTAATTCAAATTTATAGTTATTATTTGTTTTTTCATCAATCAATTTAGGATATTTAAAATATTTAATTCTAGCTGTTCCATCTTCTTTAAATGTGATTATATTTTCAAAAATTTCATATCTAACACCAGTAATTGAATTCAATTTATAGAAATTATCCAATTCATCATATAGATTTATATCTTCATCTGCTTCTACATCTATTGTTTCAACTGCTGCAATCTTTTTTATTCTTGCTAATTCATGCATTTTTGTATCTATAACATAGTTTATCTTTGCTTGTATATCTACATCATCAGTTAAAAGTGCACTATCTGGATTAACTTCTTCAATTAAACTCAATACTCTTAACTTCATATCTTTTAAAGTCATATAATCAACTCCTTACAATAGGTTTCCATTTTCATCAAAATACTTGCTATCTAATTGCTTAATTTTATTTATTGCTTCATCTGTAGAAACCAATTTTGAATGTATCTTCCCAAATCCTTCAAATTCTACATATGCTAACATTTCGTCTTTTTTTATTGGATATTCTTTTTTTACTTCTTCAATAACACTATTTTTTAAGTCTTCAACCAATTTATATTTTTTGAATATTCCATTTTCTATTGTATCTCTTATTGTTAATCTTACATGTTCGTTTTCATCAGTAAATTCTTCTGTTTCATTATGTAGTTCTATATCTTCTCCATCATAGAAATAAACACCATAGAATTTTGTGTCTGGAACTTTTATATATTTTTCTAATTTATCTAATTTTTTCATTTGAACCTCCTAATGTTTTTTGGGTATTGACTCATTAAGTCATCTACCATACTTATAAATTCTGTTTTAATGGCTTTTCCTGCTTCGTTTAGTTCTTCAAATACCATTTTATAATAAGCATCTTTTTCTTCTAAAATAGCCTTATTATTTGTGGCAATTAGATAATTATATGTAGCCTCACTTAGCGTACTAATAGCAGCACATACAATATCAGTGCCTACTGTAGCATAACCACTATGTCCTGATACTTCAATAAAGTTATTTTCTACTTTAATCGTTGTCATTATTCATCCCCTTCATTACATCTACTAATTTCTTAATAAACATAATAAAAGAGAGAATAAATCTCTCTTATTTTCCTAGAACTACTGCAGCAACTTTAACGTTAGCACTTTCACCTAAACAGTAAATACTTCCATCGTTATTTGCATATTTTGCAGTTTCTACATAAGCAACAGCAACAGCACCAGCAGCTAAATCTTCTACTACTAAATCAGCAGAAGCAGCAGCATAACCTCCGTTTGTTGGTTTTAATACTTTAATATCTTTTGCAGTAGATGCTTCTGTATTTTGGAAAATAAACATTAATCTACCGTTTGGATAATTTTTGCAGTCGAATTTAATACCTGCTGTAGTATCAACAGCAACTAAATTTGTTCCTAATGCTTTTACTTCATTTCTAAGTGTTACAAATTTACCTGTTGAAGCAGCGAATTTTTGAATATTCATCATATTATCATTCCTCCCTTATTAGTGAACCTTAATTACATATAGTTCTTTTGGTCTTACAACTTTAGCACCATATACATTAAGTCCTTTTACGATACTTGCAAATCCTTTTTCTTTTCTGCAAGTTTCTAGTTTATCTATTGAGTTTGCACAAGCTACTGCTTTTCTTGTTCTCAATAGTTCGTAATCATCTGTATTATCGTTGTACAAATTATTACTCATTCTTAATAAAGTGTTATTGTATTTACCAACAGCACCTTTCTTAATATATTCAACGTTTTCTGTGAATAATGATGCTAATTTTGAACGGATCAATGTAATGTGTTCTGGATTTAAATCAGCAGCTAATTCTTCTTTTGTAGATACATTATTCTTATATAATTTTAAAAGTCCGTCATCGATTGATGCAAGTGGTGATGTTGCAGCACTTATATCTATAGAACTTGAAATCATATCAGAGTTTGCACCTTTAGCAGCAACTTCTGCAATTGTAGCATCCTCGTGTTCTGCTAAAGCTTTCTTAGCTTCATTAAATTGTGTATCTAAATATCCTTGAACTGATTGTGCTTTATCAATATCATCTACTTCAAAAGCGAAATAATCAGCATAATCAATATCTAAGTATTGAGCATTATCTGCTAATTTTTCAATAGTAATGTCATTACCTGGTACATAAGTTCCTATTGTTGGTCTTACTGCTCCTGGAATAACTAATCTGTCCCCTTGTTTAAACTCTTTATCAAATTTATAATCGCACCAATTAGCAATTACTAAGTCTTTAGCTAATTCAGTTTGAATATACTTTGACCAAAATTCTGGTTTAAAATTACCAGCGAATCTTTGAATTCTCATATTATACCTTCTTTCTTTACCATTCAAGCATAGATTGTCTTATTAAATCCATGTTTGCTTCTATTTCTTTGCTTGACATTTTGTCATATTCTGCTTCAGAAATGAATTTTTTCTTTTCTTTTCCTGCAGTAGTTTTCATACTGCCTGGATTATACACCTCTTTTTTAGGTGTAGTTTTGCTTCTATATAATTCATATATATCAGCGATTGGAGTTTCTTTTGTAAATTGTTTCTCAAACTTTTTAAATTCAGCAGAGTTATAAATTTCCTCTTTAACTCCTATTTTTTCTAATTCACTTACTCTTACCTTTAAAGTAAGTTCATCTGTTAGTTTTTGTGCAATTAAAGTTTCTCTATCAGTTGCATTTGTGCCTTTTGATAGAATTTTCTTTATTTCTTTTTCAATATCATCTGTGCTATCACAACTATCTAGAATGTCTTGTGCTTCTGCACTTGCTAATATTTCTTCTTCTCTTGCACTTCTTCCAGGTGTATATTTAATTCCCTGTTTTCCGTAGAAATTTCTTGTCTTCTCCAAAGCGTCTTCGTCATTTTCTGCTTTCAGACCTTCTCTGGTTAAGTAAGCTAATTCCTCGTATTTAGATAACTTCGAGTTGTACTCTTTATCTAATCTCTTTCTTTCTCTTTTTAACCTGTTTTCTACTATAGAATCAAGTTCTTCTTGAGTGAAAGTTTTTGGAGCAGGTGTTTCTACCTCTTCCTCTTGTGGTGCTTCCTCAGAATCTGTATACTCTTCTTCGTTTTCTACTTCATCTAATTCTTCATCCATGTTATCAGTTGTTTCTGATTCTTCCTCTTCTGCAAATAATTGTATTAACAATTTTGCCATTTTCTTTTCCATTTTTACCTCCTATTTATTATGGTGTTTGCTTCACCGTCATATCTTGATAACAGTTTTATGTCTTGTACATGATTTGGACAAATAAAAAAGGCTTATAGCCTTTAGTATTCTATTGGTTGTTCTTGTGCTGGTTGTTGTTCTCCAGGTTGTATATATTGTGCCATTTCTTTTGGCATTATTTCGCCTGTATTCATAAGTTGTCCTATTTGTTGTTGTATCATTGAACCTTGTTGTTGTATTTCAGCAATTCTCTTTTGTGCTTCCTTCCTTTTCTTGATTAATTCTTCAAGTGGAAGTTTTGGCATTGTAGAATCACTTGATAATAAACTTACAAAGTCTTCTAGCCATGCAGTATTCATGAAATTTTGATTTTGTGCTAAGTTCTCAAGTGATATTTCTTGTGCATATTTATCATAAGCACTCTTTGGAGTTATATCTATCTTGATTGTAGCTCTTAACTTTTCTAATACTGAGGCAGGTACTTTCTCTATTTGTACTGTTTCTTCACCTGTCATTGGATCAGTTTGTATATTTTCAAGTTCCATACCTTCATTATGTGTTTTCCACATATCTAGCCATATTCTTGCTATATCTTCTATCATATCGTTTACATTGCTGTTTTGTTCGTTTAATGGTTGTTGTGATGCTTGTTGTACTGCTAATATTGCTCTACCACTTGCATCTTCTGGATTAACTTGTCCTGTTGCTGTATCACTTGCGTTTGCTAATTCTCTTGTAGTAGATATTAATTCTACTTGTAATTTTTCAACATCAGCACCCATCTGTGCAGGTTGTGTTATTGCAAATACTTTTCTTACATCGTCAACATCCATACCTTTTGCTTCTATAACACCACCAACTGTATTAATAGCATCTGGGTTATCTATCTTATCAACATTATAAATTTTTTGAGGATATGATATATTTTTTGCTGTTAATAATCTTCTCATTGCTGTTTTATTTGTTTCTATCTGATTTGGTATTAATGCTTTTACTTCACTTTCTCCTCTTGCACTACCTTGTTTATATTCCCATATTGTATGTGCTAATGGATATAGTGTAGTTCCCATATCTTCATCTTTAGTTATTTCAACATATTTAGTAGCCTTTGAACACCATATTGTACCTTTTGATACATAATACTTAGTGATTACAGTTATCATGTTGTCTACTTCTTCTTTTGCTGCTTCTCCTGCTTCATCAACTGTGTCATCATCACCTACTATATATTGTATCTTATCATCTGATACACCTTCATTTTTTGCAAGTTCTTGTGCTTCTTTAATACTCATACGCTGTTTTACTAAAATGTATGGTTGGTTTTGTATATCTGGTTCGTTTTCATTCCCGTAAAAAACATCCACTTTGTTCAATACTTCACAAACTGGATTCTTTTCTTCTTCATCATAATAAACATACATTATTGATTCACTATCAATAGCAGCCTGTTTTACTACTTTTCTTATCTTGTTATCCATCTTGGTATTTTCCCATACCCTAGCTGCTCTTTGTGTTAGTAAATCACATACTTTTTTTGCTGCTAATCTAAATTCTGTACCTTCCGTATTATCAGCATTATAATTTATTGCTCTTAGGTTGCTTGTTATTATTCCTGTCTTGTAATTTACTATTGGTTTTATGAAATTATATTGTACAGGTTCTATACCTTCAACTAATAAGCCATTCCATTGATTTCCATTATAGAAGTTATTATTTCTATCTATGTCATCAAAGAAGCCCATCTTTCTTGCATACATAACATTTTTGTTATACAGTTCCCATACTTCCGTTTCTTTTATCTCTTTTTCATCCATTCAAAACCACCTCCTAATCTTTAGGTATTTCTTTTTGTCCTATTCCTGTGCCATCATAACTATCTATGTTATGTAGCATTGTTTCTATTTTTCTCTTTTGTAAAGATTGTTTCTTTTCTTCTTTGTTGTTCTTTATTTCGTTTTTAACAGCCTTTACAGGATTTAATTGTATTTCCTTACCTTTTATACTACTTTGTCCTATTTTAACTCCTACAAGTAAACTAAACATGTTTAGAAAACATATTATTATTGTATTTGTCATTATTCACCTTTTTTGCCGCTTTTTTTGCCGCTTTTTTTGCCGCTTTTTGCTGGTTTAGTTTCCTCTTCTTCTGCTATAGGATTTTCATCTGGTATTTCAGGTACTTCTGGTTCTTCTTCATTCATTTCAGATTTAATTTCTTCTATTACTTGTTCTTCTGATATATTTCTTTCTTTTGCTTCTTCTTCTATTCCAGAAACAACTGCTTGTACTACTTCCTCAGTTATTGGCTCTGTTTCCTCTTCTTCTGCTATAATCATTTCCTCTGTGAATTTTTTATAAATATCTTTTTCGTCAATTGTTAAATAAAAATATCCTAATTTATTTATTTCTCTTACTGTTCCTTCTTTACCCAAAAATTCTTTCATATCTGCACTAAAAGTACACATTCCATATTCATTTCCTACTTTTAAATCTTTTCTTACAACTACTTTATTTCCTATTTCCATTTTTCTTCCTTCTTTCTATATTACTTGTATTTTCTCTCCATAATCTTTATGGCGAGGTTTTTCAGATTGGAATCTATATGTCGGATCAACTCTTATTACAGGTTTATCTAACACAACTTGTTCCCTTATCTGATAGGCTATTGCAAGTCCCATCATCATATCATCATGTCCTCCTGCTGGGGCTTCAATTCTTCCTTTTTCGTTTCTTGTTATTGTGATTAATTCTCTTAGTGTGTCTTCATCATTTATCAAGTTAATATGTTCTCTTACTATTTCAATTAATCTTGATATTATTGTTGGTCTTGTTAAGGATGTTGTTCTAAAACCAAAACTTTTTGTTGTCTTGTTTGTGTATGTATCAAGATGTTCTCTTACATATTGATTTTTATATCCTAATCTTGTTAGTTCCATTATTGGATAACTATCAAAGTTAGATTCAATTCCTATTAAGGCATATTTAAAATACATACCTAAACAATACATTTGCTTTGCATACATATCTGCATCAAATTGATGTCTTAACTTAGCAACTAATTTTCCATCTTCTGCATCTAATACAAATCCTGTGAAATAGTCGCTTCCTTCTCCTGCTGTATCTCCACCTATACAATACTTTGTCATTTTAGGTGAGTTTGGCATATTGTATATTTTTATATATCCATTTATATCATTATGCCATCTTATATTTGTAATACTTGTACCATCATAATCATACAAAAAATAGCCTGTTTTAATAGGCTTCTGTAATGTTTTTAAATGATTAAGTATTACTTCAACATCAAATACATTTGCACCACTTAATAAGAAGGCTTCCTCAGGACTACAAGGATATTCCTGTTTTATTAAATCTTTATTTAAGTATGCTTCGTACTTTTTGTAGTACCAAAATAATTGTTCTATGTCTAGTTTTATGTCATCTCTTAACCACCTCAACCGTTTATATATCCATTCTTCTTTTTTATCTATGTTATTTATGAATTCTTCTCTTTGAGCTTCACTTGGTATTTTTAATCTATATTCACTTGTTTTCCACCATTCGAAGAAACAATTTACATGTGCTCCACTATCCCACATTTTCTGATAGTCATTATATCCATTGGCTGTAGATTCATATATCTTTATACAATTCTTTGTGAAAGCCTCTCCTAATGCTGCTTGTATTGGTGCTATTCCATCTTTCCAGAAAGCACATTCAGAACCATGAAAGAAATTAATTGTTCTTGAACGACCTACATCTTTTGTTGCAGTATCAACAGCCCAACTACTATTTATTTTTTCAAATAATAATTGTTTTCTATTATTGAACTTTTCTGTAGGCTTCAATATATCAGGTAATTGTGAATGAGGATATTTTGCTTTATTTTGAAATATTGTTTCTGAGTTATCACTTTTATCTGATAATGTAAATCCTTGAAAGTTTCTATTCAATATACTTTTTGCTAATTGATATGCTGTTATTACCGTTGTAAAACCTTGTTGTCTTCCTTTTAGGATTAATATTGATATATCTGTTATTTTTCCTTCATTATAATCATCTATTGCTTTATTTAATATATCTATGAATTGATGCTGTACTTCATTTAAGAAGAAAGGTTGTGTATTCTGATTCTTGTCTACTACTATGAAAACAAGTTCAATTAATTTTTCAGGATATCTTTTTAGTTCTTCTAATAGTTGTTTATCTTCGTATATTTTATTAGCAACAGCATTTCTAAACCTTTTATCAAAGTTTATGTCTTTTGTCTGTTCCCACTTTATTCTTCTCTGTTCTATTAAATAATCTGCTGTGTATTTCATAGTAAATCTTCTATTTTTTCAACAGATATATTTCCTTCTATCTTTGTTGTATATTGTCCATCCATTTTGTTTAAGATATCCATTGCTTTTAATCTATCGCTCATGTATGGATCATACTCTTTTACTTCATTGTCATATTCTCTTTCGACTTTAATATCTGCTTTTATTACTTTTGATAACCATTTCATTCTTTCTTCTGCAGACATAATAGCCTTATCTTCCAGCCTTTTTAAAAGTTCTTCATACCTAGCCTTTATCTTACTGTTTTTAAATAACTCACATGCTCTTGTATCTATAGTTTCATCTTTCATTTTTTTAGCATCATATGAGTTCTTATACGCTTCTCTTTGGCTCATTCCTTTTATAAGATTCTGGACGAACTTTTCTTGTTTTAAGGTTAGTTTCTCTGCCATATTCATCCTCCCTTTCTATTTCTTTATTACATTTATTATTTCTAGGGCATTTTTTACAGCTTTGATTATATTTAAAGCATAAATTTAATGTGTTTTTCTCCTTCATATTTTCACCCACAAAAAATGAACAACTTTCGTTGTTCGCCAATCCTTTACCACTTGGGTAATGATTAATGTAGTTCCTGAACCTCACATAAACTACTTGTCTCGTACCAATTCGATATTTTTTACATAATTAGGAGAATATATGAATTTATTAGTTCTAACTACGAGATTTCCGTACTCTTATAGGCACTGCACCAATGATATAAAGGTTTTTAATGATATTATCATCTGCAACTAATAATAACCACTACTTTTGAGGATTTACTGGAAAACTCAATATTTTGAGATGTATTAACTCTACCATTCATACCTTTTACCACAACTATTTTATATATCATCAGTACACTACCTACAAAAGATAGTGAGACATATAATTTTAACAAGTACCTGTTATAAGCACCATTGAATAGATATAAAAGTCTTTTGTCTTCTCCATATGGTTCTTCGACTAATTTCACTTTGGCATATCTACTCGATGCTACCTATAAGATAGCATAAAATTAATGAAAGGTCTCCTAAAGCAGCAAGAGACAGTATCAACTTAATGATACTACACCAACGATATACTAAGTCTTTATGATAACGTCCACAACTTTTCATATATCATCAGTGTACTAGCATCAAGCTAGTACTAAAAGAATAAAAAGGGGTTGGGCTTAGTGATACTAGCCTTCGAAAAAACACATCCCTGCTTATGTATTTTTTCAGTTTATATTATTTCATACTTTTTACTGTCATTTCACTATCATTTTTGAATTTTTTTAATTTTATTAATTCTTTTTTTAAATTCTTACGATATATTCTCCATGCTGTAGATAATCCGTTGTCGTATTTTTCTGATATTTTTTCTACTGCTTTGCTTATATTCATGCCATCAAATACTATGTATCTATATAATTCTGCATCTATTCCCTTTAATTCTTTTATTGTATTGTCCATTAATCGTATGTAATATTCTAATTTATGAACCTCATTCCTCTGTTCTGTTATTTCTTGGTCTAAACTTTTCCCTGTTTCTTCGTTTATTCTATTTAATTCTTCTACATATAAAGTCATCGGATCTTTGATTGTATGTCCTCCGTCTACATGTTCAGAATTCATAGGCTTATTCATAGGAAAATATTTACAATATAAAGCCTCTTTTCTATCCATTAATAAAGTTAATCTTGTTTTAGCACTATTTAATTCGCATAATGTATTATTATAATTTATTATTGCTTTCATATAACCTCCACTTATTCTTTATCTTTTTTTCTCTAATCTTTTTTCTCCCTCAATAGTTTGCCTTTCTTGTTGTAGTTCTTTTATTTCTTTCTTTGTTTGCTTAATTAATTCTGATTTTAAATATATTAAATAATTTATTTCTTTAATCCTGTCTTTCATCTTTATCTCTCCAACTTGTTATTATCAAACAACAGGCTATAAATAAAATTGCTAATATCATGAATATTATAGCTATTAAAGTAGTTATTGCTATCGTTAATGCTTCTATCATATATTTTCCTCCAAATCACTCATAAATTTTTTTAAATTTTCTAAATTGTTGTATCTATATCCTCTATCATCAATGTACAGGATTCCAACAGCTTTTTCATTGGTAATACCTATAACATTTTCCTTATTCCAATACATATTTTTATCTAAGTCTTTTTTAAATACTTCGAATTCAATACCAATATCCAAATCAGTTAGATAATCTGCAATCTGAGCTGCTGGTCTATTTGATGAAATTACTACATAATAATTATTCATTAGTTCTTTCATGTAGTTTAATAGTTCAAAATCTATTTCACCATATATACTTCCATCTTTCCAGCCTTTATAACCTTTATGTATAACACCATCGAAATCAAATACTATTGTCTTTTTCATTTTATATTTTCCTCCAATGTATTAAACATTTTGCAAGCAAGATCATCCACTTTTCCTTTTTCAGATAATTCTTTTAAGTATAACTGTGTTGTACTATCAATAAGATTGTTTAATCTTTTATTTTTTTGTTGTAAGTCTATTATATAATCTTTCAATGTTTGTTGCGATATAGGGAATAAATGACATATACTCTCAACAGAAAGTTGTCCAAACACTTTATCATGTTCATAATTTTCTAAACATCCATCAAACTTATTTAATATTTCTCTTATTTCTTCATTCATACTCTTCATCTCCTAAATACTCTGTTAAATCTAAATATTTACAAAAGCATTCGCCAGAGCAAAATATATTTTCGTCTTCTGTATCAAAATATTTAACCTGCATAAAATTATCTAATGATTTGTAATATATGTCTTCTTTTATGTTTATCTCCTTACCACATTCACTACATTTTTTTATTTTTTCATTCATAATACATGAACCTCCATTCAACAAAACTTTTTAAATATCTTATTTGTACTTTGTATAGATTATCTTTATAATCTATTGTAAATGTTTCTATTTTCCCAGTATAAATTGTTTCATCTTCGCCTCTATTGATAACATCATCAATAACTTGTCCTATGATTTTGTATGGTAGTCCTGCTTCATTTATTATTTTCATTTAACCACCCTAATTCTTCTACTTGTTTGTTTATTGCTCGTAGTTCAGGGATAAATATACACCAACCTTCATCGTTTAATTCTTTAGATATAACCCTGCCACTTGTATTAAATGTAATTTTTGATGTTTCATCATATTGTCTATCATATTTTTCATACACTATTAAATGTGTTAAATGTTTAGGCTGTTTTATTTGTTTATACCCTAACTTTTCAAACATCTCTTTTGCTGTCATTTATTTCATCTCCTTTTCTTCTTTTTAAACCTTTTATTAAGTTTTATTTTATCTATTATAATTCCAATAAAATATATTAATGCAATAACTACAAATACTAATCCTATAAATACTACTGCAAATATTTCTTGATAATATTTAAATCTAAAATATTCTTCCATTTTTATTCTCCTTTTTATATGGATAAAATTCTTTACACTCTTTTTTATCTTTTATAGGTTTATCATTGTTAAAATTAGCATAACTTTGCCAATAACCATCGTTTGCAGTAAATCTATAACATAAGTTTTTTATTTTGCATTTTTTATTTGCACATTTTGTTATATCAGCCATTTTCATTCTCCTTTTTTAATTCTTGGATTTTGTCTAATATTGCTAAAAATATATTATTTTGATACCTAGCATTACTTATTTCATGATCATGATGTAAAATATCATCTTTGTACAATTCGTATGTATCGTTATTTTTATCAATCAAATCATTTAACCATTCTTCCAACTCATCTAATACAGTCTTCTTTGGTTTAAACCATGCTTTTTCTATTGATTCAAAATTAACGTTCATTTAAATCACCATCTTTAAATTCCCACACTACATATAAATTATTACTCATATTATATGGAACTCTCTCAAATTCACTTTTTAAGACTTTACCTTTTAATAATATTTCAGGGCTTTGTTTAATATTTTTTGCTAATTCAGTAATAAATGCATCATACTTGTTCAATAATTCAGTTTTTGCTTTTAATTCATTTTTTAAATCTTCATATTCTCTTAAAGATATATCAACTCTATCTTTTGTATTATTTATTACTACGTTTTGTTGTTCTTGAATATCATTTTTTCTTTTCATTTGATATTCAATACTTGATGTATCAATTTTATTTTCAATAACATAATATTTATTTCTTAATAATCCCATAACCTAATTCACTTCACTTTCTAAATTAGATATGTCTTTTATCATTTCATCAGTTAACTTGATTACTGCAATAGGATAACCGTCATACATTAAATAATCATTTTCATCTTGTTGTTTTATTGTATAATAACTATCAGAATAAATAATTAAATATGTATATGTATTCATAATCTAATTCACTTCACTTTCTACATCTTTAATAGTTACATAAAAACCTCCACCATAATATCCATTACCATAACCATCATCACCTTTTATTTGATTTATTGTATTATCTTCGTAGTATATGAACATTGTGAAATCATCGTCTTCACACCATTTATTTTCGTATTTAACTTCAACATTAGTAATAACATTATTGTTTTCTTCTAATTTTTTTAAATCTTCAAAACTAGACCAACCGTTTCCACAACCTCCACAACCTTCGTTTGTTGCTATTTCTATAACTGTTCCGTCTTTGCAAGTTAATATATAACCATCAACATTATAACCGTATTCGTCTTTCACTTGTTTTTCTTCTACTTTTATAATTGATTTTCCTATTAAAAAATCAAAATCTCTTCCGTCTTTGTGTTCATATTTCATATTCTAATTCACTTCACTTTCTAATCTCTTATTTTTATTCTTTGAGTTGGATATATTAAATCTGGATTCTTTATCCTATTTATTTTCGCCAAGTATTGCCATGTTGTCTTATATTTTTTAGCGATATCACATAGTGTGTCGCCTTCTTTTACAATATAATATTCTTCTTTTGTATATTCAATAGGTACAATTTTAGTATCTCTTAAAAATTCAATATATGCTTTCATTTCTTGTATTTGCTTACCATAGGTATCTACAACAAATTTTTCTATCATAGCTTCTAACATTCCAACATTATGATTATTTATAGCATCAAAAGGTTGTCCAATATCATTGTACATAATTTTTGGAACTTCAAATTCTGCTGCAATTCTTTTTTCTGGTATTTTCGATAATGCCTCATCTCTCTTAAATGCTTCTAAATCAAATGTTGTTAGAATTAATCTTATTCCTTCTTTGCCTATAGGATCTGATTCATATACAACTTTGATGTATTTTTTATCATTCATACTATATGTCCCTTTTTATTTACTTTTACAATTGTATAATTTTCTGGATGCTTAAATGAGTTAAGAATTGCTCTTGCTGTTATTTTGCTAGGTATTTTCTTTGCATCTCTTAGTTCCAATACACAATGAATTGTTTTTTTATCTATTCTTAATCTATAAAACATTTTATTGCCCGTATTTTGTATTACATACATATCTATACCTCTTTTACTCTTTCTAATCTATATTTTGCGTTTCTATTATTCTTTCTGCATAATGCACAATTTATTGAAGCTCTCGTTGTATTGAAAAAACTTGCACATGCTTTTGCATTTTTAAATACTGCTATCGGTAAATCTGTTTCAATATCATATGCTATAATTGGATGCTCATATTTATTATCTGATTCTGAATCACTGTTAAATATTGCATAAAGTAATCTATAGTAATTCTCCATATAATCGCCCCTACTTTATTTTTAATTTTATTTCACCATATATATTATTTAATTGATTAATTTTTTGTTTTAATATTGTTTCTGGGATTGCTCCTACTTCGGCAAGTACTTTTAAATAATTCTCACATTCAAAGTGTAGTTTATCAATGCATCTTTGTTGTTTGTTAATTTCATTTTGCATAATTCGCATTATTAAAAATGCTACCCCTCCTATCACTAAAATCATAGTTCCCATATTTATTCCTCCGTATTGACTTCTAAATCTTCTCTTAATAATTCTTTTTCATATAATTCAGGTTCTATTTTTTTTAAATATTCTCCAAAATGATTATTATATGAATCATAAGATAAATATTTTTTTCCACTAACATATTCATTTATAGTACATTCACTTAGTAGATAATTAACTAAATTAATATATTTATTCTCACTATTTTGTAATTTATTTTTTAAATCATTTATTTCGTTCTTTTGATTAATGTAATCTTCTACATCTAATACTACTTTATTTGTTAAATTAATTTCTTTATTTTCCATATTTCCTCCTAATATTTTTTATAAATTAAATCGTCTTCATTCCAATTTTCATATTTTGTTTGTAAATATTGTCTTGCTCTTGCAAGCATCGTTGCTCTTTCTATACTATCGTCAAATTTTTTATGGCATTCAATACAGTTAGTTAAAAGATTTTGTTCTATTCCTTTTCCATTATGGCTTCTTTTTATATAATGACTATTTGCACAAGTCATAGGAACTTCTTTCCCACAAAACATACATTTATGATTATCTCTTTCCCATACTATTTTCTTAGTAGATGTTTTAATTTCCGTTTGCTTTGTTAATTTATGTTTTGTTTTACAATCTCTTATAGATTTATTAGCTTTTAATTGCTTGTATTGTTTATGTTCTTTATTTTCACAACAGCAGCATTCATCAAGACTAATTTCAGTTTTTAAAAGCCTACAATAGAAATATTTTTTATTTTTATGGCTTCTTACTGTTAAATATTTACATCCCATATTAATCACCTATCTAACTGTTCATCAATCGCTATTTCATCAGGGCTTCTTGTATCAATCCCTAATTGTTTACATTCTTCGCATAATCCTTGTAAAAGTATTGCAAATTCGCTTTCATTTAATTCATGACTTGGTGTATATACATGATATACATTGAATTCTTTACCATTTTTTTTAATAGTAGATTTTTGTTCATAATACTCAATGCCTCTTATATGAGATTCAGAAGGAACAAGTATTTCATATCTTTGACTATAAGATTTCAACATATTAAAATGTATTTCTTCAGTTCCTAATTTTGTTTTTAAAGACATTTCTCCTATTAGTTTCCAATATTTTTTGTTTTGTTCCTTATTTCTCTGTTTTTTATACTTTCTAATCTCATATAGTTCATCTTTATCTTTGTTATAAAGCCATTGAATAATTTTTATTGCATTTCCTATCATTAATCTAAGAAAGTATCGTCAATAGACACTGTGTCGCCAAAATCAGCAAATGGATCTGATTGTTCATTTTCAAAATCTGCTGGTGTTCTAGGCTCTACTGGTTCAGGTCTATCGTCCTTTTTATTTTCTAGAAATTCAATGCTCTGTGCATATACTTCTGTTAAATAACCTTTTGTACCATCTTGTTTTTCATATGTGCTTGTCTGGATTCTTCCATCTACAGCCACACGACTACCTTTATCTAAATAATTGCAAGCATTTTCTGCTTGTTTCCTCCATGCAACACAATTTATAAAATCTGCTTCCTGTGTTCCATCTTCTTTTTTCATTCTGTTTATTGCTACTGTAAATCTTGCATAAGCTATATTTGAGTGTGTATATCTTAATTCTGGTCTTTGTGTTAATCTTCCTACTAAACTAACTCTATTCATATCTTTTTCCTTTCGTTATTCAACTTTTTCACATCTAATGTTATTTAGTTCTAAAAATTTCTTTAATTGTTGCATTGCTGATAGTTTTCCAGTTAATCTCAATGTATATGTTTTCATTGGATCTACTTTTTCTTGTTCTACTGGTTTCTCTAACATTTTTTCTACTTTTTCTTCATGTTGTTGTTCTAATTCTTTTTTAGACTCTTCTTGTTGTTTTTTTAATATTTCTTCTCTTTGGATTAGTTCATTATTTTTTCTAATAACTTCTCCTAATTGAAAGTGATTTAAATAGTCATTCTTTAATTCAATCTCATATTTACTATTTAATTCGCCAATTGTAATTAAATCGTTTCTAATAGTATTTATTTTATTTATTAATTCTTCTTCAAGTTTAAATGAGCCATCTTCTTTAAAGCTTCCTTTATTCAACCATTTTTCATCAAATATTTTTTCAAGTGTCAAAACATCTTTTAATTCATTCACATTTTCATCAAATATTTGTGATATTTTATTTTTTCTTTGTTCCTTTGCTTTATTTTCTACGTCTTTTACAATAACATCTATTTCAGCACTTGCCTGTTTTATTAAATTACATGTTTCTGAAACTTCACTTTTAAATTCTTCAAAAGGCTTCATAAATTCTTTTTCTATTCTTATTCTTTCTTCATTTAAAAGTTTGCTTGTTTTATTTAACATTGCTTTATCAGATTTTGCTTTATCAATATTGTTTTCATCATAAAATTCTGAACTATAATTTGGTAATATTTCCTTAACTTTTTCTTTTATTGCTTTTGCGTTTGTTGTTAAACTACCTAATTCTTTTTTTGTAATTATCAACTGTAGTTCATTTTCACTTATTTCATTCATTTAAAACACCTCTTCTTCTTTTTTTCTATCAAGTTCTGCTTCCTCTTTTGTCTTGATTTCTATTCCTTTTGCTTTCAAACTATTTAACGAAGAATCAGCCTCTTCTCTGGTTAAATCTAAAATGTCTTTTTTATAAAACTTTCTTAGTTGGTCTTTATATTTAGTTTCTAAATTTGCTATCATGAATATTTGTTCTTCTGTCATAGGTAAATTTGCTTCTTGCTCTAACTTTTCTTGTTTTTTTATGGATATTTGAACTTCCTCAGCACTTGCTAATGAAGTATCTACACCGAATCCTGCAAAACCTAAAGCTCTACCTACTGCACTTGTTTCACAATTTTCTATCGCATTATATTGATTTATAAATGAATTAGATTTTATGTTTTCTTGTGCTGTTGCAGATGCTAAAACAAATCCTTTTTCATCATGTATTACTGCATTAAATATGCATACACCGTTTTCATTGCTCAACATGTTTGTTAATATTGCTCCTCGTGGATATACCATTCTAAATGCTCTTATTCTCTGATGAACTTCTGCATATCCTTTTTTTTCTACTTTGCCTGTTTCTTTATTTTTTCTTGAAATAACCATAGGCTTTATAGTTTTATTTGCTTCATCAATTTGTTTATAAGTTATTTTATTTTCTTCCATTACTCTCCTAATCCTTTCTTATATTCTAAAATATGACACATGCGAAGCATCTGATTTGCTCTATGTCTTATATTATTAATTGTGCTTTCTTGTTCCTCTTCTGTTTCGCAGATATAGAATCCCCCACTTATTCCTGATATACTACCTACTATTTCTGTATATTTTTTATCTTCTCTGATATTTTGAATAACTTGTCTCATTGACTTGTCGCTTCTTATATCAAAAAGTTTTCTTAAATCTTTATTTTTAATTAAGTTATCTTTCCCTCTATGATGAGTGCATAAATACGCATATACTAATTCCTCAATCACATTGATCTAACTCCTTTTCTAATCTTCTTGTTTTTCTCTCTAATCTTTTAATTTCATCCTTTAAATTTTTAATTATGTATCTACTTAGGTCTCTTAATTCTTCATTTTTCATTTTTAATTTTGTTATTTCTTTATCTTTTTCTTCGATGTCTTCTATATATTTTTGATAATCTACTGTTAAACAATTCCCAGTATCACTACAATAATTCATATGTTTCCTCCTTATCATTTAACCAATCATAATCTAAAATATCGTTGCGTTCTTTTTCTTCATGTTTAGGAGCTTGTTCCATTGCTTGCTGCAGTTTTGTTTTGACTGTATATTTTTCATTAATGTAATAGCAGTTTGTTGTTATCTTTCCAGTTCCTAATACTCTTTTTTCTATAATGATTAGTCCCTTTTCTTCTAGTTCTTTAATAGCTTTATTAATTGTTGTTCTACTTTTTTTTAATCGTTCTGCTATCTTTACCTGAGAAGGAAAACATAAATTGTTTTTTGAGTGTTGTAATAATATACAAAAAATTCTAAATGCTACATCAGTGATATCTTCACTTAATAAGCTAGATTTTATTTGTACGAATTTTTCATTCACATTTTCCTCCAATCTGTTTAAAATTTTTTTCGTAATTATAGTTAAATAAATATAGTTAAAATAATATAGTTAAATATACCTTATATATGTATGTACAATATTTGAACAGGGTATGTTCAATATTTGAACAACTGTATGTACAATATTTGAACATCTAAATTAAGTTAGTTGTTCATTTTTTGTACAACTAAATTTGACAAAAATTAATTTTAATGTTATAATCTTGGAGATTAATTTAATTAATCAATTGCACAAGTATTGTTCGTGTTGCCCCCTATATTAGCAATGCGAACTTTTTTTATACCCTTTTTCATAAATCTCCTTACATATGATCCATACAATAATTTGTTGAATAACCTTTATTTGTACATGTTTGTACGAATTTTTTATTTTGCTCTGATAATAGCAATATACATACAATTGATATTGTTATAATAAATGCTGCTATAAGATAAGTTAGTATTGTTTCTCTTCTTTGTTGCTTCTTTTGCAATTCAATGTATCTTCTTAATTTTTCTCTGTACTCTTGGTTTGATTTTTCATGATTTCTTTTTATTACTTCTTTTAAACTATTTTTTTCTTTCATATTTTTTCTCCCTCTTATATTCCAAATTTTTTCTTAAATATTTTTGTTAGTGCTACTTTCGTTCTTCCTTCTGGAACAAAATAGCCTTTTTGTTTCATTTCAAATCTCAATTCTTCAATATACTTTAAAGCTCTTGGATAACTAAGATTTGGTATTAACTGTTGCATATCTACTGCTGTAATATATTGTTGATTTAGTATCTCATCATTTGTTTTCATATATTCCCCCTCATCAATTATTTCTGCTTATTCGCATATATTCTTGTAAAAAAAATATCAAATTTTTCATCATACACATCAAGTATCTTTTCCAAATTATCAATTTGCATGGAAACTTGATTATTTTCATACCTTGAAATTGTGTCTTTATTGATGTTTGCTTTTTCAGCAACATTTTCAAGGCTTAACTTTGATTTTGCTCTTAAACTTCTAAGTTCTTCTGCAATCAATTCTCTTGTATTTTTCACTATTCTACCTCCTATCTATTATGATTGTACCATGCGTAAAAGCAGAAGTCAATACTTTTTCTGCAAAAAAGCATTTTTTTTATTGAAAAAAAAGTTTTTCTATTATATAATGTAAGAGAAGGGAGGAATAATCTATGACCAATTATTTTTCTTCAAACCTAGAATATTTGAGAAAACAAAAAGGCATGTCTCAAAATAAGTTAGGAGAATTGATTGGGGTTAATCAAACGACTGTTGCTAGATGGGAAAAACAAGAAATGGCTCCTTCTATAGATAATGTAGAAGAAGTTGCAAATGTTTTGAATGTTAAATTACCAGATATGCTTGTAAAAGATTTAAGAATGAATAATCCATTCAGTGAATTAGAATTACTCTTTGATAAAAACAAAGATATTCTTACCGAAGATGATAAAGAATATATTAAATTTATTATAGAAAAAAGAAAAAAAGAAATAGATAAAGAATTAGGTAAAGATTAGTAAGTATGCTTGTATAGGTACTTAATGGGAGGAAATTAAGTATGAATATATATAATATGCTATGTGGAGATATTTCTTTAAAGGAATTACTAAACTATCATAATGCAAATATAACCTACATTGATTTATCAAATGGGATTAATGGTTTTGTTTTCGAATATGAAAACATCTACAATATTTTTATTAATAAAAATTTATCTTATTATAAAAAGAAAAAAACAATTATTCATGAACTAGCACATATCGAATTAAATCAATTAAATCAATTAGATAAAGATTTATTCGCTTTTCATATAGATAAATATGAAGATGATGCTGATAGATATGTGAAATTTATGTTAAGTGCAATTAATGAACAATAGATTGGAGGGAAAATTATGAAAAAATATCTTATAATTGGTATTGTATTTATACTATTCCAAGTTATTGCTGTTTTTCAAGGTATTCAAGATGGCTTTGAATTAGATAGCATAGGTAAAGCAATTGGTTTTTTTATTCCTGGTATTATAGGAATAGCAAGTCTTGCTAAATACTTTAAAAACAAATAAATTCTAACATAAGGGGGCAATAAAAAATGGCAGTATTTAAAGATAAATCTAAAACAAAAGATGGTAGATCCTGGTATTTTAAATCATACAAAAAAGATTATAAAGGCATTAACAAAGCATATAAATCAAAAAGGTATTTAACAAAAAAAGAAGCTGAAGAAGCCGAGAGATTGTTTTTAATTAAAAGAAACAATCCTTTTAGTAAAGAGTTTATCTTAGTTGCTAATGATTATTTTGAAGATTTAAGAAAAAGAAGAAATGAATCTACTTATTATTCCTATAAAAAGGATTATGAAAATCATATATGCGATTTTTTTAAAAAATTATATATAAATGAAATAACAGTTAACAATATAAAAGGATGGCATGAATATTTAGAAAAGAAAAAACTATCAGTAGAATATATGAACAAAATATATAATATTTTAAAATGTATATTTGATTATGCGATGAAAAATTTTGGCTTAGAAAGTAATCCAGTAAAAATTGTCGGAAGATTTGAAAGAAGACAAGATCAAGTTGTTAAAGACGAAGAAAAAATAAGATATATAACCTTTGAAGATTTTAATAAATTTATTTCAGTTATTGATGATACATTATGGAATACATTTTTTACATTTTTATTTTATACTGGAATGAGACGTGGCGAAGTTCAGGCTTTAAGTTGGAAGGATATTGATTTTGATAATTCAATAATAACTGTAAATAAATCGTTATCTGTAAAGACTAATAATGCTACATATAAAATTACAACAACGAAAACAAAACAGAATAGAAAAATAAAAATGAGCAAACATTTAAGAGATATTATGCTCACTTATAAAGATGAAATAAAAAAATATTCTGATTTTAGTGAAAATTGGTTTGTATTCGGAAATAGTAGATTCTTACCTCAAACAAGTATAGATAGATACAAACACAAATATTTTGAAAAATATAATAATGAGCATAAAGATAAAATAAAAGAGATTACTATTCACGAATTTAGACACTCTCACGTAAGTTTATTAATAAATGAATATATTAAGAC